CAAAAGAGGGGGCCGAAGCCCCCCTTAATTTAATAGGAGATCGTATGGATAATTCCACAGTTCCCTACTTTTTTGAACATCATCTCGCCAAAGAGAGATACGTCCACGATGTACTGGTAGCCAGTTGTATTTCGAACTTCGAAATACTCTTTTCCATCGGGGCTCATTCTCTTCTTGAAAAAACCGTTCGTCATGAACTTCATTGAAGACCAGTCGATAAAGGCGATAACGTCGTCATCCCATTCCTGGATGCCTACGAGAGTAAGCGTACCTTTGACCGAAGTGATCTCGATTTCTGTCCAGCCAAAAAGAGAAGCGTTAGGCTGCTTTGTTACAGAGTAAGGACCCTTTTGGGTTTCGATAAGCTTCATGCAAGAGCCAAGATGCTTGAAACTCATAAGGATGGTTGTCGCATTTCCACGAGCCTTGGTGCGAATCTCTGTGTACGCATCAAAAAGCTTTGTGAGAATGTTTGACGCTGTGATCGAAGAACCATCGACGTTTACAGCTTGTAGGTATGGGTAAGCAAGTTTGCTCACGCCATGAAGCGTAGCGTCGCCTCCGTTGGCCGCGCTGAGAAGAGCTCTACGAATTGACAAGAACGTTGTGTAGTTCCCTGCGCCATCTGTCGCGCCATCGTAGTAGAACTTCGCGTTTTGCGCTACCGTGTAAGCGCTAAGATCAACTGCACCACCGCCGCGAGTTGCGGAAAGTGTAACAGAAGAAGCGTTGATATCGATTGCAGTGACGTAAACGTCAAGCGCTGTCGCTGTGTCATCATCATCAATCAAGATGTGCATGTCGATAATGAAACGATCAACTTTATCGACAACCATAACGCCTGTGGCAGCGTTGGTATCATCGGTGACTGTTGCAAAATGAGGGCCGGAGCCGATTTGCACAGAAGTAACCATCTTGACGTACTCCATGAAGTCTTCGACCTCATCGGGGAGAATACTTAGGAAAGTAGTCTCTGGGATACACCCGTCATGGACGTGTCTGTCCCAGTGATTAAAGATTAAACTTCCACAAACCTCAACGTAATCCGTGATGTTGCCGCGAATGGGTTTCGTAGATGAAATATCATTGGCCGCTGTCAAAGCGCCAAATTTCACGCTACTTGCCTTTGCTCCCTTGAAAGGTACAGGAATTTTCCCGCCTTTCCAGGAGTTGTCTTTTTCCACTTTCATGAGAATGTAATCCCGCTTCAAAAGCTCCTCGGCAAGAAGCTCATTGGTCAGGTATTCATTCAGCATGTCTTGGAATAATCTAGTTGTCGCCATACTTTATTCCTTTACACGTTGGCTGCTGCCGCCTTCTCAGCGGCTAGCTTTCTGATGTCATCCAAATTTCTGGGCACTCTCTTTACAGGAGAGGTACCCTTCCCCTGCACGTTAGGAATCACAGGCTTTGGTTGCTGCTGCTGACCTTGCTGCATTTGTGGCTGTTGAGTAGTAGCACCATTGACCGTTGGTGTACTGTAAATGCCGACAAGCTCAGTGATTACCTGATCGACGGGCACATCATGTCCTTGATATGCATATAATTGACCTCGCTTAATTACCTCGTCGCGAAAAGCTCCGGGCCTTCCCACCCGTTGATCGAAGGAACTAGCCACGCCATGTACGTCCTGTCGCATAAGCGCGTTGTCAAGTTCCATCTCCCGCTGCCTTGCCGCAAACTGCTGGTAGTTCTGCGTAAGTTGCTCGTTTTGAAGCTCTAGCTGCGCTAGGCGGCTACGCTCGTTAATCTGCGCGTCGTAAGCCTGACGCTGGGCTGGGTCCATTTGCTGATATTGAGCAATACCAAGAGCATATTCAAGAATATCCTTTTTATCTATGCCCATGACCTTGAAAAATGAATCGTAGTCCTTATGTTTAACGTAAGCGCCAGCTTGTTGAAGCGCTTGAGTCTGACTTGTAAATTCTTCCTGTACTTTCGTGTACTGATCTTTCAGCGAGTCCCTGTCCTGCTTTACGAAATCTATCCCATAAGCCTTTTCGTAAAGGTCCCTAACCTTTTTCTCAGTTTCTTCGTCTTTAATCACGCCACGAAGAAACTCGTCGATCTCAGCCTCTTGCTGCTTCGATCCATCAACCGCGTACTTAAATTTAAAATTTGGTTCATACGCAGGAGGATCGTCTGTCTCCCCCTCTTTTGGCTCAGGAGGATCGTCTGTCTCCCCCTCTTTTGTTTCAAGAGTCTCCTGGGTCTTTGTTTCTTCAGTCTTGTTGTCTTCCACATTTTCCGTAGTGGTCTGATCGCCTAAAATCATTAAGATACTCCTACTGCGCTTTCCGGCGCATTTTGAAAGGCACTTTGTTCGGGATTAGCCGCCATGCCCGTCTGTGCCTGACCTAAAAGCATGGTGGCAAGCTCTGAAACCGCCCCCTTGTTCATGTCCTCAAGCTTATCGAGAGTTGCTCCCTGTGACTCTAAGCGCTTAACAAGCCAGTCCAAGGCTTGATAAGGAATACGAACCCTCTTCGCTGGCTTGTCCGGACCTTTGGGATTCGGTACATACATATCTGTAGCAATCATGGCTCCAGAAACAGGTATAAACCCGTCCTTGGCTGCCTGTTCTGCGGCCATCTGCTGCGCGAATAACTGTTGGTACTGAGCTTTAACCTGACGGAACATCATCTGTACTTCCTCAGGCAAAAACTTGAAATCAGGTTGTTTTATTCTATGCGAAAAGCGCTCGATGTAAAACGCTGCGTCCGCTTCAGGGTCGATGTCCACCTGTTCGCCTCGCTCTATGGCAAGCATGTCATTTCTAACGTTGTCCTCGTTAATCGTAAGCTCGGAAAACGTATCTTCCATATTGGCGAATGGCATATTTTTAATGACTTTGCCTAGAGTGTTCTTGTCGAGACTAGCCCCCGCGTATTGCAGAAAATGATTTAATGAAAGCTGTTTCCCGAATTTGCTTTCAATCGTTTCATCCTGCTCTTCGATATCGATCTTGTAGTGAAGCGGAGATGTTTCACGAAACTCGGCGATGTTGATCTGTTCTTTTCTACCAACGCTGTAAATAACCTCATCGTCTGGTAGGTACCTTCGAGCAAGCTCAAGATAAAGATACGTGAGCTCTTTTAAAAACTTCTGAAACTTCTCACCGTACTCTGCAAAACGCTTTTTGTGCTTTAAGCTCTTAAACAAAAGCGCGTAATTGTCGGTTGTCTGAAAACCGTTTTTCTCTGCGCCATCCTCTTGGATCATCACAGCTCGCTCGAGCTCGGCGATCTGCTCGGCGATGTACGGGCTGTACTGCGAGCCGTCACGACCAGGTAGTATCGTCGGTTGCTGCCCCTGGTATGCGATCCCGCGAACACCAGGAAGAAGCGAGCCCTGCTGAAGCTTACTACCAGCCTGATAAAGTACCTTATCGTCACCAATCGTGATCTGCGTTTGCGCTTGCTGCGACCCAGCCCGGTTGATCTCCGCCTGATACGGACGGACAACCCTGTGAATCGAAGACGCACGACCCGCCGTTGGACGCTCGTCCATCCCCTGCCAGCGAAGTGGCCATACTCCAAAAGGAAGCTCACCTTCCTCTAAAATGCCTTCTTGTGTCGTGATGTAAAAATATCCGCGAGGATATTCGTAACACGGCTTGTAATAAAACTGGCGAATCAAAACTTCATGTTTAGTTTTTCGATAACCCGCAGAGTCTTTATCGAAGATGACAAAAGCCTCTTTACTTGCATCTCTTATGAAACGCTTTTTGTCTTCGTCGTCTTCGTATTTTTTTAAAAGTTCTTTTTTGTCGGTCATCTTTCTAACGATCCAACACTCGCTATCGCGTATGCTGCCCGTTGCAACTTTTCTCAAAAGATTAAAACCGTAAACTTCCTCCCATACAAATGCCCCTGAAAAAATAGGGGTTTCCTCATCCGGCACTGGCTGACCCATCTCATCGATAACAGGATAACCATCCTCCTCGAGCGGTGCGTAACCAATGTGTCTACCCTTGTTCGGGTCCCAAAAAAGTTTTACACATACTTCGCCAATTCCGACAAAGCTATGCACCCACTGACGTACTTTTTCGTCGATGTCACTTTTCTCTTTTTCAGCTCTCCATACAGAAAGATTAAGCTCGGCTGCTTTTTGATCTTGGAGTTCACTATCGTTGTCAGGCATAACAGTTGTGCCTGGGCAGTGATCTAAAATATTATTAACATACGCTCTGTGTACACGGTGCGTATGGTTTTTGGTAAGTCGTAGTCGTTGGTATTCAAGTGATGATTTCGTGGAGCGTACACGGTTGGAGTAGCCAGTCTTTTTTGTTTTGTAATGGTCGCCTGAAACGAGAAGTATGTTCGAACGAAATTCAGAGAACGCATCTTTATCTACTGACTCAGCTTCCTGATAAATGCGATTAAGTTCCTCAATTTTAAGCTTCGGCATTTAACCACCCTTTTGAATCTATAACCTCCTGCTCGAAACCCGCAGGATCATCAATCATAAGCTGAGTAAGACGTGCGTCTTCCTCTAAAGTTTTAGTGGTGTCTTCGTCATCAGTGGATTGGACCGTTTCCACATCAAATGGACGTGTCTCACCGTAGGCGGCTGAGACTTCGCAAAACTCTAGCTCAAGAGGACCGTACTTGAGTGATTTAATATTAGTAGACTTGCATACATCTATAATGTCAATAATTTTCTCAACTGACAATATATCTGTCTTGATTTTTCTCGGACGGCCAGCCCCAGTCCTTGAGCCCCCGTGCTTAAGTTTTTCATCCATAACACTCATTCCATTCTTGTATCTCAGCCTCAACCCCCCACGGGTCAAGGTCTTCGCGTCTGTCCACGTCCTCGCCACGTCTGAGCCTTATATCCATCGAAAGGACCTCTTCCTCCGTAAAAAACTCAGGCTCGATCTCTTCAGGCTCGCTTTTATCATCCTCTTCTTTGATCTCGCTCCAATCCCACGGCACTGACATAACCCCAAAGCGCGTGGCGTCGATCATGTCGTCTTTGGCCTTGCTTTTCGGGGTTATGGTTAGTAGCGACATCATCTCGCTGCCCAGCTTTCGAAGCTCCTCAGTGTCAAATATTTTGAGCATCCCGCACTTCAAAAGAGTGTTGAGCACCTGCTCGCCCCTTTCCTGGTTTTTATTCGCAGGGCTGAACGATTCACCGTATCTTGACGAAATTGTTAGAAAATCTCTGCTCTGGTGGTCGTAACTCTGCATGGCCACACGGTACCTGTTGAGCGGCTTACTGTATTTCATCTGCCTGAATTTTCGAAGGATGTCGCCAGAGGTCGTTATCGCATGATCTCCCCTCCAACCATCGATGATGTACCCCTTTTTGAAATCAGGGGCTACCGCGAGCCAAATAATGGCCGCAGGATGCCCATTTCCGCCCCCTGAGCCAATATCTACCCCAGGGTAGAGCAAATATGTGTCCGGGACAGTAAAAGGCGCTACGTAGTGTTTTTCGGGGTCGAAAACCGGGTATTTTTTACCCTCGTCGCGTATAAAGCGACCATATATACGCCGAAGCACCTCAGCCCTGCTCCGACACTTCATTTTCTCTTTGCGAATCTTCTCTTCAGTCCACTTGCTCGGGGTACCATCGGCGTAATACATACAATCATGCATCGAAATGTTCATTTTAAGCGCATCCGGGAAAAGCTCCTGGTCGCCCTTGGCCTCCATCGCCCTCCACCACATCTCCTGGCCAAGAGTAGCCGTAAACACCATGCTGAATATCCCGTCGCTGGACATAAGACGGGCCATAAGCTCCTGATACATGTCTTCCGGAAGCTCTTCGTCGCAACAAACAGCGTCAAGTGTCGAAGTTTGCAGCACTTTTGCCCCCTGCCCATATGTCTTGAACTGAAGGTACGGCCCCGCGTTGAACTGAATCCCCTCAACCACCTTCGACGTCCCGTCAAGCTTCCAACCGTACTGCGGATGGTCCTTAAACTCGCCGCTCGGCAAAAACTCAGGTATCCATTTCGTGTGAATTTCAGTGCGGATTACGTCCTGGGTGGGGTATAGGTACCAAAAAAGCCTTGGTGTACGGTTACTTATGTGAGGCCAAGTATTCGGGTCCGTGCACCAGTTTATCATCATCCGAATCTGCGTCGAAGACTTGCTGATCTGATTCGCAGCCACAAGTAGCTTCATGCGGTTGTATGAATCGTGGAACTGCTTCGCCCAACGATACCACTTCCAACCGTAAATGTGAGGAAGACCCTCAACCAGACGCTTTCTCTTCTCCTCGAGCCTCATCTTCGTCTGGTAAAGTATCTGCCTGTCCTTCTTGGGAATCTCCACTTTCGACATCAATAACCTCATTGCTGTCAAGAACAACGGAAATCTTCGCTATCTGAGAATCAAGGTCACTAAGCTCGTCATCTGTAAGCTCAGGAGCACGGTCGCCAGGCTCACCATTTATGTCCAAACCGTTTTTGCTGTCCAAAAGCTGACGAGTGTCGGAAGTGAGCTCCATCCGTAAAGAACGCTCGTTGACGTCAAGACGCTGCACTATGGCCCCGTGAACACGATCGGAAAGCATCGATACCGTCTGACGTATCTCGCGAGCTACACCCACGTCTACGGACTCCTGGTACATGATGTCGCCATTCTCGTCGCGGATATAACCAGTGCCCTTCTCCTTCATCGGAGTACGGCGAATAAGTGGAAGGGAAATTATGTCGGAAAGCCTCTCGATGCCCTTCTTTAACACATCGCGCATCGTCACGACGTAATCTGTCGGAGGTGTCACCAGCCAGGCGAGTGACTCAGCGTGCTGAAGGACCTTCGCGTAAAAAAACTCCTCGGTGCATACACCATAGTACACCGCCTTGATCGACATATTCACGTCGAAACCACTCAAAAGAGCTACCTGCCATTCGTCCCAAAAACGTAAACGAAGCCTGTCTAAAATGTCATCAGGCTCGACCACCTCTCGAAGATCATCCTCGGTCATTTCGAAATATCGCCTGGGAACACTCTCCAGGCGAACCCTGAAGTCGCGAGGAACCAGGTTTATTAATGACTTCGGATTGTCCACGTCAAGAATGGACAAACTGGTGTCTGAAGGAATGTTGACCGCTGTTAAACGGCTGCGCTCAGGATCGGAATACGTCTTCTTTCGCGTACCCCCACCGCGCATGGTCTGTAGAGTTTTCATGTCGCTGTTATATCAAGAGATTGCGGATATGGGAAGTTAAATTTCCAACCAAACCAACCCCCATCCCCCCATAAAAATTAATGATTACAGCCGGTTACAATACCAGGATTCTAACTTCCTGGTATCACTAAGCTTTTTATCAGCGATATTTTTTCAGCCAGTGTAGGCCGGTCGACACTAGGCAATACTATGATTGTAACTTGATATTCTAATAAAATTCTAAACAATTCGATGCAATTCTAAGTTTATATAATCTTACTGTTTTCGGTTCGAACCGTAA